TGTGGAAAAAGTTAAACCTGTTCTTTATGAGCGTAAATTTGAAACAATTGATCCTATGACAGGAAATATAATTGATCAAAAAGTAGAATCTATTGAACAAAATTCTACAATGCGAGTTGTTGATCATATCACAACTATATCTTCTTCTGATCAAAAACAAGATGATATAAACAAACCTGTTACTAAACAGGAAATGATTGATGCTATTGTTGCTGCAATCAAGGCTAATCGTGAAATGTCTTTCGCAGCACATTCCGCTAAAAAATGTGAAGTAAAGTCTCAGGGCATTTCTGAAGAAATTCAAAAGATGACTGTCCCACAGAAAGACGGAATGTCAATCATGGACAAAATTATTTTGGTTGTAATTGCTGCTCAGGTTATTGGTCTAGGCTATATTATATTTTGCATGTAATCGAGGATCTATGACCAGTAATGGCTGGAGATCACTGATGGAAAAAGATTGGGCAAGTTGTGTTTTGCACAACTTGCCTTTTTTTCGCCCTACAATTACTAAAAAGAAAGAAACCATAAGTATAAGTGGCTACAAAGAATCAGCAGCTGATTGGAATTATTTTGATTTTATGGATAAAATCAAACGGACTTAATTGCAGAAGTTGCACCGCTACCACAGGCAACATAAGCCCAGTTAATGCCGGTAACTTGAATTGGAGAAGAAGTGTTATCTTCAGTTCCATTTCCTAATTGACCATATAAATTCCCTCCCCAAGTCCAAAGCGTTCCATCATTGCGAATTGCAGCACTTAAAGTACCTCCTGCCGAACATTGAACCCATCCATTTCCTCCCATGACTGTTTGAATTGGTGAAGAGTAATTAACAACTTCGTTGTTTCCTAATTGTCCATCATTTCCAACACCCCAAGTCCACAAAGTTCCGTCCTGTTTAATTGCAATTGCTGTTTGCTTAACGTCAACTTGTTTCCATATTCCTGAACCAAGAACTTGAACAAGAGAAGAACGATTTTGGTCTGTGCCATCTCCTAATGTTCCATTGTCATTTAATCCAAACGACCACAAAGTACCATCATTCTTTATGCCAAAAGTACAATTGTAGCCAGCATAAATTTTAGACCAAGTGTCTTCACCGTAATTATTCATTACTGGATATGAACGACTATCAGTTGAATCATCTCCAAGTTGACCATAGTAACCATTGCCCCAAGCCCACATTGTTCCATTAGATTTTAATGCGACAGTATGATTGTAAGCGCAAGATACTGATACCCAGTCGTTTCCTCCAATTGATGTTTGAACTGGAGATGATTCCCAAACACTATAACCATTATTGGTTCCTAATTGATAATTATAATTTGAACCCCAAATCCAAAGTGTTCCATCTGTTTTTATAGCTGCTGTGTGATAATCACCACAAGATATGGAACTCCAGTTGGTATCAGATCCAATTTGAATTGGTGAAGATTTATTATCAATAGTTTCATCTCCTAATTGACCAGAATAATTATCGCCCCATGCCCATAGTGTTCCATTATCCTTAATTGCCATCGAGAAGGCAAAGCCATCTTTCACTTGTTTCCAGTCGATTCCATAAGCAATTGTTTGAACAGGAGAAGATCTATTATCAGTATCATTTCTTCCAAGTTGACCAGAATCATTTCTGCCCCAGTTAAATAATCTTCCGGGTGGTGTTGGTGCTGGCGTTTCTATGACTAGGTCTTCACTTGTTAAAATATAAGGAATTTCTGACACCGAATCTGGTGTTGTATTGCTTGAAAGATATGTATAAGTGGTTTTCTTACCCAGCATACCAGCAGTTGCTCCTGCTGCATAAATTATTTGAGATACAATTCTGGATGAAGAATCAAGTGTATTTTTTGTAAATTTGAATGCTTCACAACGACCTTGTAGGTGTTCGTAGTCAGAAAGCATCTTTGTGTAGTCGATTCCAGCATCAACAAGTACTTGATAATCATTTTCTGTGAGCATCTCGCCAGATGTCCCTGCCACAGCTACACTTGCGTCGATTACGAATTCATTGGTCCCAGTAACGGTGACATTGTATGAGCCATCAATAGATGGAATTGAATTACTATTGACGATGTAAACGGTATCGCCATTAGTTAAACCGTGATTTATTACAGTTACAGCTGTTGAATCTGAAGCTGTATTGCCAATAATGGTTTTTCCAAGTCTGATTAGGTGACCATGTGCAATCTGGCTTGTGAAGCGGTTATCAATTGTGTCCTTGTCGAAATAAGAAGGAATATCTGCGATGCCAGCATTTTTATTGAATTTTAGAGTAAATTCGGCTGATGAGTTTGAGATATAAGTGTGAAATTGTATTGCTGGTCTTTTTTGGCGTATTCCGATTTGATTGTTGTTATAAATTCCTGCTGTGTACCAGTCTTTGAAGTTTGAGTCGTTGTTAAGAATATCAACAATTTCATAAACTGTTGTTGCGGCAAAATCAACTCCAACAACATCAACTGTGAAAGAAGACCAGTTTTTGAATGATGGATCAAAGGCAAAATTAAATGTTAGATTGCTGCCAAATGAACTGAAATCATAAGGACCAGCATTCCAGTTAATGAAAAACTCACCATGATTCTTGTTAGCAGGAACCTTAAAGGTAAGTTTGAAACTAGATGAGTCTCCAGCAGTATAATAGCCGTAGTAATCGTTGAAAAGGTTTTGAAAATAAGACATTTTGATTCCTCAAAATAAAAAGACACTACTTTATTTAGTAGTGTCTCGAAGACATTTTGAGGATTTTTGAATCAAATTCCAGTTTCGATGAGATCTAGTAATGGCTTTCGTACAAGAGTAGACCTTATCTTGCTATTTTTACGGAGCGGATTGCTATTGCGGAGGTTAGAAGTTTTAGCAATTTTATTGATAATATAAGTTTTCACAGGTGAATATTTAGCGATTCTAGTCTTAGTTCCTTCACGAAGTTCATATCCTGTGATTGACTCATTATCTTGTTGCGTGATAAGTACAGTTCGGCGCACAGGATGACTATGATTGCCTTTATACCAAAAACGGGCAACAGGAAGAGTAGAGACAACATTATATTTCATGATCAATGCTCCTTGTGTACAAGAAAATTGTATCATCAACAATGAGAAAATCAAGTTATATTATATTCCACGAAGAATTTGTTTGAAATGATCTACATCTTCACGGCTATGTTCTATTTGTTTTTCAAGAAATATTTCCAACCATTGACCATCTACTCCTCCAAGTTCAGTTGCTTCTTTAATTCTTAAAGTGTAATTGGAAACAACTAGTGATTCCATATAGACAGCGTACTCAATAATGTCTCTAGGATCATTGAAAACGGGGAATTCATTGAATGAAGTTGTTGGAAGGCCTCCAAGTCCAATGATAAGATCGGAAAATTGGGTTACATGAACCATTTCACTGGCAGCTTCTTCCAATAAAAGTTCTTTATATTCATGGCAATGAAGACCAGTAACCATACTTGCGTGATACAAGTAAAAATGGAGATGCATCCATTCATTTTTAAGGTCTTGATTCAAAACATCAATCATTTCTTCTTTATTCATGGCGTTTCCTCCAAAGGCATGTCTTTTTGACCATGATCATGGCTATAATCCATTTCTGTAAAAGAACCATAATCGAATTCAACTCTTTCTACAGCATTGCAAACATTCCAAGCAAGTTCAAAACCATATCTGGCAACTTTTTCTAAACCATCATAGTTAATCCTGTCGGCAGTATCTTTAGGAGTGTGATAATAATCATGGAGTCCAGTATGTAAAAATGCAACTGGAATTTTTTTATTGTAAAAAGGAGCATGATCACTACCTCCAGATCCACGAAGAGTAACACTTTTTGCAAATGAATATTTTTCAGATAATTGTTTTATTATGAATCCAATATCAGGAGAACTTGATCCATCATCAAAAACAGCAGTTTTACTTTTACCAAGATATCCTATCATATCCATATTAAGCATAAATACATGTTTCTTGATATCGGGATTTCCTTTAGGAAACTTAGGGTTATTGACGTAATGTAAACTTCCTTTCAGGCCCATTTCTTCTGCTGAAAAAGCCATAATCACTACAGTTCTTTTATTTTGGCCTTTCATTGCGGCAAATGCTTCGGCAATTTCAATAAGTGCAGCTGTTCCGCTCGCATTGTCATCAGCGCCATTGTGAATTCTATTGTTGCCATATCTGCTGTAACTTGGACCATAGCCTATATGGTCCATATGAGCGCCAATGACGACAATTTCGTCTTTTAGGACAAGATCGTTTCCTTCTATCCATGTGTAAATATTTTGTGTGAAATCATCGCCAATTTCATTTTTTGGTCCGGGATTTATTCTTCTTATTGAAAATTTATCATATTCAGTGAGAAGATCATTTTTTTCAAATCTCTTCTTGATAAAATCAGCGGCAATTTTATTGCCTTTTTTACCAGACATTCTTCCTTCAAGTTCATTTGAAGCAAGGTATTCAACATTTTCTTTAAGGCTAATTCTGTCTATTTTAGCAATTGCTTCTGCGACAGTTAGTTTTGGTTTCTCTTCTTTCTTATTTTCTTGTTTAATAATTTCTTCAAATGGATTTACTGGTTCTTGAGGAGCAAGAAGAGCAGTTTTTTCTTTATTTATTACTAAAAACAATATCGCTAGTCCAACAATCATCGCAGCAACATAAAGCTTTTTCATGGTTACCTCTGTTTTGTTTTCCTTCCAACTATATATAGTTATACTAGTTTGTTCGGCAAAACAAGAAAATCCTTTAATAGGCGAAAATGGAAGAAAAGCAATACTTCAAAAGTATAAAAGAATCAGTCTGGCGTGGTAAGTTCAAAACATTAAGGGACTATTACCTTTCTGGGGGAAATATAGATCCAGTCACAAAAAGGCTGCAATATGACCCTCAATATTATGAATTTGACAAATACGAATTGCAGATAGATCCTGATGAACCGCTTGACAACGTGGACAAATATGACCCTGTCAGAAGAAAAAAAGAACTGATAAAATGTGCAGAAAGTTTTGATTACTTTTGTCACAAATATGTTAAGATTCTTCACCCGATGAGAGGTCTTATACCATTCGTTCTTTTCAAGTATCAGCGTAAAACAATTCGTGATTATGAAAATTATCGCTTCAACATTATTTCTAAGTTTCGTCAGGGTGGTCTTACGACTGTAACCCTTCTTTGGGGCTTGTGGCGATGTATGTTTCAGCTTGATCAGCAGATCATGTTGTTGTCGAAAACCGACCGTGAAGCCACAGATATCGGCATGATGATTGACAGAAGCTGTGAAAACATGCCTGAATGGCTTAAACCAAGGAAAGATGCTAAATGGAATGACCACTTGAAAATGTTCACTGATACTGGATCAGCTTTGAAATTTTATTCTCCAGAAGCTGCTCGTGGTAAATCAGTTACATTTTTGATTGTAGACGAGTGTGCGTTCATTGATGACATGGAAAAGCACTGGAAGGCTATGTGGCCAATCCTTTCAACAGGTGGTTCATGTACACTTGTTTCTACTGTTAATGGTCTTGGTAACTGGTATGAACAAACCTATAATGAAGCTAAAGAGGCCCTGAATAAATTTCACGTCATTGATTTGGATTATTGGGAACATCCAGATTACAATGATAAAAAATGGGTTGCTGAGCAGAAAGCGCAGTTAGGTGAAAAAGGATTTCGTCAGGAAGTTTTGCGTGAATTTCAAGGATCAGGTGAAACTTATTTTAGTGCAAAAATCATCACAGGTATGACAGAACAAACAAGAAATAATTTCCCAAGTCGTAAACTATTTCCAAAATGGGCAAACCAAATTGGCAGAATTGCACAATTGGAAACTGATGATAATAGAGGCGCAATGTGGATTTGGAAAGATCCTGTAGAAGGTCATGAATATATTCTCACCGCAGACTGCGCTGAAGGTCAGGGAGAAAACAATGATAGTAGTGTTTTTCATATCATTGACACAGCAACTTTAGAACAAGTAGCTGAGTTTTATTCAAATCTGATTATACCACACGAATTTGCACAGGTAATCAATGAAGTTGCAACATTTTACAATAATGCATTAGTTGTAGTTGAAAACATGGGTCCGGGAGGAGCAGTTCTGAGTTCTTTGCAGCATACTTTATACTATGATAACTTATATTACGAAAATACAAAAGGGGCTAATGCAAAGCCGGGCGTAAAAGTAGGCCAGACTAATAGACCTTTGTATCTTGAAGCTTTGCAAAACAGACTTACGAACATGACTGTTAGAATTAACAGCATAAGATTTGTTACTGAGTTGCAGACATTTGAATATAATAGAGTAAGCAGAAAAGCACAAGCGCAAAAAGGTAAACACGATGATGCCATCATGGCTATGTGCATTGGACTTTACATTCGTGACACTTTATTGCGTGATTTACCAATGGGATCTGAAAAGCCTAAAGAGTCTATGCAAATAGTTAAAAACCAAGTTTATGAAGACATAAAGAGACAATTGATGGAAGGATCACCAGAAGAATTGCTTGCAGGAGATGATATTGATTTATTGGCACCAGAGAAAGATAACTATGCTGGTGGCTTCACATATGTACCTGAGAGAAAATATGACAGACTTTTGAGAGAATTCGGTTTTTGAAAAACCATATAAGGTGAATATTATGTTTAGAAGTTATAAAGAATTTTTTTCTCAGAAAATTACATCCAAACCTGAAATCATGATTTCATTAGATGAATATCGTGAACATGTTTATGTAAATCTCAGTGGTATGGTTCTAAAGCATGATCCCATAGGTCGTGATGCTCTTAAAAAAACATTTGATGTGAATCAGATAAGAAGAAAAATGGAAGAAATAAGCTATCCTCACACAGAGGCTTTTATTATTTCCATTCAAAATGGCAATCCCAGCAAAATAATAAAACAAATTGAAAATCTTGATATGTGGGTTTATAAAAACTCTGTGCAAACTGATGTTGTTCAGTTTCTTGAAGGAATTTTTCTAACATATCAGTCTAACATCATTAAAAAAACCATCCATCCAAATGATATTGACAAAGCTATTCTTACATTTGTTGAAAAGTCTAGAACTGTTCTTGGTGAAATGACATCAAGAATTGAGTCCATCATAGATAAAATTCCTTGGGATAACCATCCAATTTATATTGAAGCTCTGGTTCCAGAAAATGATTGGGTTGCTGACACAGCAAGAGTTAATATTGGTGAATTTTATAAATCAAATTTTGACATAAAAAAAACAGACAAAGGACTTAAAATAGAAAACATTGTTTTCAACGAAATGCCGCAAAAAATAATTGATCAAATGAAAAATCTAATAGCAAGATTGAAAGAAAGCCCAGAAATTAAAAAAATATTATCTCTTTATATGTCACAACCTTCAAAAAACAGAACCCTATTTGAAAGAAAAAAAAGAGATGTATCTTTGGGAATTAAAGCGGTTATACCTCAAGGAACAATGCTGACAAATTTGCCTTATTCTGAAGGTGATGATGTCTGGAAAGTAAGGATCGATGACGAAGGCCTTATTCGTAATTTGCAAGAAGGAAATATAATTGGCTATAACTTGATAGAAGATGCGAATATAAGATGGATTGAATTAGTGAGGTCAGGAAATGAAAAATAATACTGAAAATTTGAAGAATCATTTAATGCAGGCTTTGGCCGATTCTCCAAACGATTTCAACTTACAAGAAGTTAAAAGGTTGATTGTCAGAGCAATCGATCTAGTTGAGGATGTAGAGAAGAAGAGAAATATCAGGGAAATGAGTCATGAGAAAAGAAAAAATACATTTGTTGTTAAAAAATCAGATTATTTTAAGGCTTTGAACGCTATTGATCATGAACTTAATGCAGAAAAGACTAAACTTGAACAAATCAAGAATAGACGAAATTTGCCTAAGCCAATAATTGATGATGATGGGAACAATGATGATGAGTTACACAATGTATTTGGATAAAACTTATATTTTAGCAGAACTTCCTGAAGATCTTGCAGATGATATCATATCATGGGGATATGATTATGTAAGCGATGATTTTCTTTATAAAGAAAATAATGATTATGGAAGAACACACAATACACATGTTACTGTTCTTAGTGACTTGAAGCAGCAAAATGTAAGAAATATAAAAGAAACTGTTGAAACGGAATCACCATTTAATTGCACTCTTGGCAATATAAAAAAATTTACAACCAACAGTAAGTTTGACGTTCTTTACATTGAGATATTGAACGAAGAAATTAAAAAAATACATGATTACTTAAGTAATTCTATAAAACATGATTCATTTTATTCAAATTACATACCGCATGTTACGATATGTTACTTGAACAAAGGTTGTGGGGAAAAGTTTTTAGACAATAAATACTTTTATGGCAAGACATTTAGAATTGATGAACTTTTATTTTCATCACCTGAATCAAAAATTAAATTAATTTTAGGAAAGAAAAAATGAAAAAAGCATGGCGTGGAATTCTCAAGATAGACCAAATTGAACATATTAGAAAAGGCGAAGTAATTTGGCGTGATGAGAACATTCACAATGTCCTTCATCAAGAGGGAGAATCATTCCTTCTTTCTGTCTGTTTTGCAAATGATGGATCTATATTACCAAGTAACTATTATTTCGGTCTTGATGCAAGAGGCACCATTCAAATTACAGATACTATATCATCTTTGTTTGACGAACCAACAGCTGGCGGCTATTCAAGAATACCAATTAGTTCGTCATCTCAATTCACAATAGAATCAGTCAATGGCATTTACCGTGCAACAAGTCCAACTATCATTTTTACAGCATCAGGAGTTGGATTTGGACCTGTAAGTAATCTTTTTATGACAACAAGTTCTGATGATTCTGGTGTTTTAATCTCATCTGCCGCTTTAAGTTCGGCAATAACATTAGCTTCTGGCGATACAGTAAATCTAAAAATGTCTTTGCAACTGCACGATTCTGCTTAACCAATTGTTTCAGTTAAAGCTTCAATTGGTCTTATATCAATATAATGAATTAGATGATGAAGCTGATCATTAATTTGAAGTTTCTGATAAAGTCTGAATTCACAAAATTCTTTACCTCCATCGGCAAGATCAAGTAACGATTCACTTGTTCCTATTTTGTTCTGTGCTGTTTTCATTAGTTCTTCACTTACAGTATCATCTGCTTCTATATTTGGCATGATGACTGTAAATCCATCATCAGTTTGTTTGATGTTGACGCCTTGTCTTGGGTTTTGAATTTTATATTTGCAGAAAATTTCCGGTGCTGGTTCAGTAGTATTTCCTTTGCTGAACCATACTGGTACACATATGCCAACAACATCTATGTCTTTGCCTTCATTCAGGCTATAGCGTTGTTCTTTGGTGAAATATAAATAATGCGATACAGTAAGTGTTGCCATGATTAAATCCTTTGAGACTATATATTTTAGGCTGATAATACCGGAGTTGCAATGCTTAAAAAAACAACTTTTTTCTTTATAATTTTTCTTTTCATAGTTTTTCCTGTTAATTCACATCAAGATGTGCCAAAATTTTATGATATTGATTCTTTCGACAACATGCCAATTCTCGAAAGAGACAATTTTGGCAATGATAATCAGCCTCCAATTCCCAAGCGTGGACCAGAGTTCAGAAAATATCTGGCTCCTTCTGTAAAAATCGCTGTCGGTGGGGCTTCAGGTTCTGGAACAATCATACATTACGATAAAGTCAAAAATCTTGCCTATGTTGCAACATGTGGTCACTTATGGACTCAAGGAGTTATGAATGCAGATGAAGGAAAAAAGCGCAATATTAAATGTAAGGTTATAACATGGTATCACAATGATCTTAAGTTAGATTCACCAAAATCATATGAATCAACAGTTATTTTTTATAGTTACATCAATGGTCAAGACACTGGTCTAATCACTTTCACTCCTGATTGGGAGCCAAATTATTTTCCATTAGGTCCAAAAAATTACAATTATATCGCTGGTCAACATTCTCACTCTGTTGGTTGTGATGCGGGTACTGAAGTGGCTCATTATGACATTCAAATGCTTGGAATAGAGGGTGCAGATCTCGTTTCAGAGAAGAACTCACCTCGTCCCGGTCGAAGTGGAGGAGGATTGATGGACGACAATGGATATTATATAGGAACATGTTGGGGAACCCAATATCGTGACGGTACTGGTAAAGGCTATTTTACACCTTTATTTGTCATTCATAAGTTTTGGGCCAAACAAATTGGATACAATTTTCTTTTGGAACAAAAACAAATTATTGGAAACGCTAAACAGATCAGAATTAATGACAGAAGCGGAAGTAAAGAAGAATTTAGACCAGAATATATATTGCTGCCCTAAGTAGTGCGATAAGCAACGCATATTTTTCGCCAATCACACCTGCGACATTGATCCCCAACTCTTCCATATGTTTCATCAGGATCAGTTGAAATAATATGTTTGTATGCTTCGTGCAGTTCTTTTTCAGCTGTCATAATTGATTCTTCATTGAATCTCGTAGAGACTAAGTCATTGCCATCTAGGTAGAGCAAGGCTGCTCTGATGTTTTCTGGTTTTGCTCCAAAATGTTTGTTGACTACTCTTGCGTAGCATCTAAGTTGTAAGTCTTTGCCAATATTACCAGCATTTTTACGCCATTTGCCTTTTTTAGTGGTTTTGTAATCAAGAATAAAATATTTATCGTCACGAATGATAAGACGGTCGATGACTCCTGTGATCATATGATTATCAGGTGGTTGCATATCATACTTAAATAGCCATTCAAGTTTACCATCATAGCCGATTTGATCATTGATTTTTTTAATGTTTCTTAAATGTTCTGGCAATTTCTTTTTATAATCAGGATCAATTATTGGGGCGGGTTTTCCTTCTTCGACTGCGATTTTTCCAGAAAGAACTTCAGCAGCAATTGTTTCAATTGCTTTTTTGCCTTGCTCTTGCACATAGACTTCTGCTATCTTATGGACAACTTTTCCATAGGTGAAGTATGGCTGAACAGGTTGATCTGAAACCATTTTTAGATGGTATCGGTATTTGTAAGCAAGTTGGCAAGAGTCCCAAGTTTGTTTTCTTGAAACCGATATATGTTCGCAGATGAGTTTGTTATTTTCCATATAATCATTCTAATGGCCAATAAGTGAAAGGTAAAGCTATGGGCATACCATTCAAAAAATTTGAACAGTGGGCAATAGATCGCTTTGGAGCAGAAAATGTAGTTGTGCGCCCACCAGAGATAAGAATAAATAGCATCTTTGAGACAGATGACGACGATTTTCACTTGTGGTGTAATCCATCTGGAGGCAAAAAGAAACGTAAACACGGTTCTTTTCATTGCTTCAAAACAGAAAAAGTTGGAAGCTTGGTAAAGCTTGTAATGATTGTTGATTCCTGTGACAGGGATACGGCAATTGCTCGTTTGAATGGCGTTACCAGCATTAGAGAATTGGAAAAACAATTAGAAGCAATTTTTGCAGCAGAAGATAAACCTGTTGAAAATGAAGAGCCTCAGAAAAAAGAAGGTTTGTCTTTACCTCCTAATTGCCTTTTAATTTCTGATTTGGGAACAAACAATTGGTGGCGACAAAAAGCTGAAAGTTATTTGGAATCAAGAAAATTATCAATCAACGGTTTGTATATCTGCAACGATGGCCGATACAAAGGCAGAATTATAATTCCATATTATGACCGACAAGGAAAATTAATTTATTTCAATGGTCGGGCCTTAGGTAATTCAAAATGCAAATATTTAGGTCCGCCTAAAGAAATCGGAGTGGGTAAAGAAGATGTAGTCTATATGGCTGGGCCATGGCCAGCCGCAAACAGCCTTGTTTACATCTGTGAGGGCGAATTCAATGCAATTAGCCTTAGGCAGGCTGAATTAAATGCTGCTGCCTGCGGTGGCAAAAACATGGGTGAAAAGCAAGCCTTACTTTTAAGTGATTACAGAGCAGTTCTTTGTTTGGATAGAGACAATGCTGGTAAGTCTGGAACATTGAAGATGAGTTCAATAATTACCACTTTAGAAACGGCGAAGAAAACAACTGAAAAATTATTGTATGTCATTCCTCCCAAAGGATACAATGACTGGAATGAATTTTTAGTTAAAAATAGCCCTGCTCTATTGCATCATTACATTATAAAAAACCAAAGGCCCCTAGATTATTCGGGGCCTCGTGGAACAGTTGCAGATTATTTAGCTTTTAGTGATATATGGCAATGAATTATTTTTTCATCAAATTGCCTTTTCTTTTTCTTAAGGCACTAGCAAGAACCCCAGCGCCAGCAGCGGCACCAAGAGCTCCACCCAATCCAACTCTTTTTTCTATTGGCATATCTGAAAATGCATCCATGGCTGTGTGTTTTGCTCCAACCGCATGATGCAATGCATTTTTAGGATCAAAATTTTTCGTATAAGGCGCAGCAGCCCCTAGACCAGAGCCAATACCCATGCCTGCTAAACCAGCCAATATCCAATTTTTCCAATTTTCATCATAAATTTCACCATGATTATTTTTAAGCCATTCAGAAAATGTTGGTAATAAAAAAGATTGTTCGTTCTTCTTTTTCTTCTTTTCATTTTTATGTGATTTATATCCTTTTTTTTTCATGCTGTAAGCCAATGCCCAAGGATTATCAATTTCTTTGTGTTTTTTCATTGCTTTGACAGTTCCTTCCCAACCGGAAGGAGCGACTTCATTGATTTTCTTTTTCATCATACTCCAATAATTGCAAGATGTCTTTGTTTTATGTATAATGTATTGGGAGAATTTCATGAGCGAAAAATTATACGAAGATCTTGACATAAAGGATGATCATTTATATGCAGGTCTTGAAAAGATAGTAGACGCAATAAATTACGATACCAATAAAGTTGAGAAAACTCTTTACAGATTAGAAGTTACAAAAGATTATGCTTTGTCTAGGGTTTCAAAAGAATCTTTAGATACAATAATTAGTAAAGATAGAAATGTTGCAACCTATGACTGTAATGTTTATAAATTTAACAATATAAATTTTGATTTCTTGCACAAAAGACTTACAAGACACTTGGTTGGCAGAAACATTAAATCAATGGGAATAAGTGGTCGGATATGGTATCCAGTAAATGGATATATGGGATGGCACACAAATAGTAACAACAAGGGATATAGGATATACTGTACATTTGCCAGAGAAGGTGAAAAATCTTTCTTTCGTTTTCGTGATCCTGAAACAGAAGAAATCATAACATCTTGGGATAAACAGGGATGGAACTTTAGGATGTTCAAGATTGGTGAAAAACCAATTTGGCATAGCGTTTTTTCTGAAACAGACAGAATTAGCATAGGATATAGCTTATACACATCATGAAAATTACATCTATAAAAAAACTACAAGAGCAATTTGTTGGTAAAGTATGCACTGTTTTAACAACTGGCATTGCAAAGAATAATTTTGAAGACCATCAATTTGCTGATTTTTTTACGGGAATAGTTGAAAACATTGATGAAGATGGAGTTTTCACAAGGCATCATGTAACTGGATGTAAGAATTTTTACACCATGGAATATGTTGTTGGTATTATTGAAGAGCAAGTCATTGATGAAAACAATCCTGAATATCAAAACATTGTAGAAGATATTAAGAAAAATCCACCAAGAAACCCTAATGGAATAGTTGAAATTGATCCAAATAAATCACCTTTTATTGATCCTGCAACATTAGCATCCTTGCAGAGACAAGCGCATGATTTTAACAAAAAAATGATTGGGAAAAATCAACCGTAACAAAGTTGACGGAATTTCAAAATTTTTCTCTTGGCTAAACCAACAATGCTAAATGATTCATTTGTTGTATGCTCTTCTGGATCAAGCCCTGATAAAAGAGCATTTAGCAAATTAGCGGTTTGTTTAAGACTTTTTGCTTCTTCAAATTTGGTAGTGTAAAATTCTCTCACGCCTCCAGAAGGTAAATCTTCAAGCTCCCTCAAAATGACACGTTCTAATTCTTGGTAAAAAGATTCTTTATAATCTGGTAATCTTTTGCTTAGTTCTTTGAGTCTTTCTGTGTTTCTACCAAGGATATCTAAATCTGATATAATTGTCTCAATGTATTTTGCTTCTTTTGATTTTTCTTTTCCTTGGCCCAATGGCTTGGTGCTGATTGTTGGTTGATCTGCATCATCAGGTTTTGTAGCATTAACGGGTTTTGGAGTATCATCAGGTTTTGGAGAATTAAAGGGTTTTGGATAATCTTCAGTAGAAGTTAATGTGTAATTTCTTTTTAGTTTTTTACCTGACAATAGTTTTGTTTTTCCTATCCTATTTTCAGGGGAAAGAGGCGCTGTCTGGTCTCCAGATTTCGTTTTCGGTTTTTTTTGAGGAGCAACAATTTCTGTTGGTTTTTTAACATCTTTTCTTCTTACAATTTCTTTTTCTTCTGGACTTAGTGTATAAGATAATTTACCTAATTTTTCATATGCATCGGTAGACGCTGTTAAAACTGGAACAAGAACTTCTTTCATTTTTGTTTTGAGTAAAGCTGCATGTTTGTCGATTATTTGCATAATTCTTAAATTTGATAAATCTTCTTCATTTATTTTGTCTTCTAAACTTTCGCAAGTTTCTCGAAGATCATTATAGCTTTTCAATGATTCGTTTTTATTTTCAGATCCAAGGCCGTATCCTAGTTTGTTTATTGAATAATAAGGGTTTTTTTTGTTATCATATCCGTGCCACACATTGGCGACAAAATTTTTGAATCTATCCCAAATTCCACGATTCTGAATACTTGAGCCTGTTATAATTTCATGCTTTAGATCTGAAATCCATTGATTAACTACATCATCAATCGCAGAGGAAATCTTCATGATTTCCTCTGCTTTTTTTACGTTTTCGTTAATTTTTCTAAATTTCAACATACAGTCTCCTTATGACTATATATTGATTTTTTTTTAATATTGATCACTTATATATTCACCAATTTTTTTCAATGACATTAAGCATGAATCAAAGCGATGAAAATCACTTGAAATGTATTCTAGTGCTATTTCGTCGAATTTTTCTGCTGCAACATCATCTACTTCAAAATAAATGGCTTTCCCACGTTTGCCAACAACTTTATATTTATGCATAAGGATATAGGCAGCAGCGCCTAGATCGGTTACAAATCGATAGTTTTGTGGATTAAAATTATATTCACCAATCTTTTTCAAGCTCATGATGCAAGCATCAAATCGATGGAATTCACTTGATAGGTAATCAAGTGTAAGTTGATCAAAATGTTCAACTGCATGTTTTGGGTCAACGACAAAAAAAATGTCTCTGCCTTTTCTTCCAACAACCTTCAAATCATGCATTAGAAGGTAAGCGGCAGCACCTAAGTCGCTGACGCTTTTCTGATTATATTTCATTCTTTGCCTTTCTTTTCACTTCGATGCGGATTCTGCTGCTATCAAGCATCCTCTACTAACCGAGTACAATGGGTCAGCAGGCTTGATGACATTGCCAATTTTTATTGGCAATTCAACCCCGCTAAGGGTTTCCTTAAATATTTCTGTAAATCCATTAGGAGAACTGGTTCCACCAGCGATTACGACATCAATTTCACCATCAGTTCTGACAGCCTTATTGATGTCTGAGAATCCTTTTTTTAATCCATTAACAGTATGCTCAATCATAAGCCTGTACTGAGTATGGATTGCTCTTTCGACAAGATTAGTTGGAGACTTAGACAAATCTATTTTAGTTTTTTCTTTATTGATAAATGAAATGTTTTCGCCAGTTGCCTTAGCTGCCTGACGATCAATCCAGTCTCCTGAATTAACAATCGCAAAACTAAAGACAGGGTTGCCATACATTGCGTAGCAAACATTTATCATTCCGGCTCCAAAGCTTGCGGCGATACCTGTGAATGCTTTCTTACCAAGCTCTGCATAAACCAAAGCTAAGGCTTCATTAATCGGATGAGCCTCTACTCTATATCCTGTTTCATTTTTATAAGCATTGAAAATTGCTTGTAGAATTCTCTGGTGATAATCAGCATCAGTATCTTGATTAACGGCATTAGCTGGAACACAATAATACAATATTTCGCCGTCTTTTTTGACGCCTTCAATCAAGTTGTGCATCATGATGCTCATGATTTGAAAAGCATCTTTTTCTTTTGGATTTACACATCCATGAGTCATTGGGCGCTTGAGTTCTAATGCACTCATTGTATAAGTCATTTCAACTGCTGCTTCTCCAAGTGCGTATGCTCTTTTTTCAAGTTCAATTAATGGGACACCAGCTTGTTTCATCATGTCAAAAACAAACCTGTTTTCCAAAGGCATTTCAAGAAAAGCATTTACTTGACGATGATAAGTAAAGTTTCCTTCTCCATTTCTGCGACAAAAAACGAGATTGTAGGTTCCAACGTCCATTGAACAAGCCATTTCATTTCTCCTTATACTTTCTTTCCAAATTCAACTTTAGGTGTGGAAGTAAAATCAGGAATTTCCCACATCGGGTTGTCATTAGTGACCACTGTCTTCTTGGCAACAGAAGAATCTGACACAACATGAGTAGGCGCAACGGCAATTTTAAGATCGTCGCTGTTTAAGTTGATTGTAAGCTCTAAAGAAATAGTGACATGTAATTCACCATCTTGAGTCACAACCTTAACTGTATTTGGCTTCAATAAATTAGCCAATTCGCCTCCACACAACCCTTCATAGTCATTATAGTTAGTTCTGCAAATGAATTTTATTTTTCCAAGGCCATCTCACAAAAAGCTGATCTATGCCTGACTTTATTTCTTCTTCAGAAATTTCAGTTAGACAAGGCTTTAATTCGCTTTTTGTTTTTGGACATGTTCTGAAATTATAACATGGACCACAATCCCATTTTCCACTATCAAAATGTTTTTGAACTAAAACAAAATCATAATATTTTCCATAAGTCTTTCCATTAGCAAATGTAAATATGCCTAAAAGAGGCTTTTTAAGTCCTCCTGCTAAATGAAATGTTGCTGTATCTACAGAAATAACATAATCTGCTGAAGCAGTATAGTATAACCATTCTGTTAAGCTAGTATTTTTTATTGTTTGGAATCCATATTTATCATCCTCTTTTTTGCTTAAAACGACAACATTGAAATCTCTCAAATAATTGTCAATAATCTTTAGATGATGAGGAGTAAGACATTTTGTCTTGATTGCTGAATCAGGAGAAAAAATTATAATTGGTTGATCTTTCTTTTTGCGAAATTCTTCAAGTTTATTTTGATATATCTTCAAAAGATCGGTATTCAAATTAAAATACATATTATGATCTTCTAATTCATATCCGCATGATAATGCCCAAATATCGGATCGATGTAATTTACATTTTATTCCATAAAAGCTTTCATATTTATTTGAAACTTTAACATCAGTTTGATAAAAAACCAAATATTCTTCTTTTTTAAGTTCTTGTGGTCTGACGAATTTACTTATGAAAGGATGATCTTTTATTGCGTCTAAATATTGATCTAAACAACAAAAGTGAATTTCTGCGTCTGGTATTATGCGTTTAACATCTGCAAGACACATTCTGTGTATGATGATATCGCCAAGACCTCCCCAATCTGAAATAAAAAGTATTTTATTTCTTGTCGCATAAAATTCTTTGATAGAAAGATTGCCATTTCTCATGACTTAAAATAGTAAGGCCTAGTGCTGAGACTAGGCCTTGAGTCTTAAAATATTTTATATTATTCAGCTAGTGCAGACGCTCTTAACGGAAACAATAATTTGAACAGTCTGATCGTTGCCACTGTCGTTGTCAAAATTCAATTTGGTTACTGCGAGGTCGCCATAATTGAAAACTTGAGTGTCTCCAGCCTTGAGATCAAATATAGCTCCAGCTAAACCATTAAGTTTTACACGAATGTCGCCACCGCCAGCATCTGTTGAATTAATCTGTACGAAGTTAGCAGGATAACCATAATCGCCAACTATGTCGGCTTCATTAGCTGCAAAAGCAGTTCCATCATTTACAGATAAACTGTAAACTGTTGGGAAATTGTTTTCTTCTGGAATGTCGCTATAGATTGAACCATCATCTGTAACAACTTCGATGAATGCTTGATCATAAGGAACTTGTGGATAAGCAAATTTTTTCCAGTAGTTGCAATCAGTGAATGTATCACCATCAGCAAGTTTGCGATAAATTTTGTTTGGCCCGGTAACATAAACTGTACGCTGCACAGAAGTGACAAACTCAGCTGTAGTTGCCGGATTCAGGTCAAGAGTGCCCTGAACAGTGTTATTCAAATTTACTCTGAATACGCTCATTTTTCTCCTTGGAGGTTAAATAAAAATTTCCCTACCTCTTTTATATTTATGCAGGAGAAATCAGATCATATTCACATCTCAACTATTTCTGCAAAAGGAAACATCTTCTTAAATAGATTTTTACCAATTCCCGTAGGAATAAGGGTAACTTTTTTACCTTGGGCCGCAGCCTCGTAAAGTTGTTCGTTTTCCACGCCAATAACCCAATCATAATTTTCATATGGTTCATTGATTGCGATAGTGCAATTTTTCAATTCAGCCAATTGAATTGCACTTTTTATTTGATAATGATTCAAACTTTTAACAGGAGAGCAACAATTAGTTAAAAGAACTGCTGAGCCTATATTTCCTTCTTTTGTTGAAATTGGTTTAATTTCTATTTCTGATTCATCCATAAGTTCTTCAACTGGATGAATTGAGTTTTTATATGATATTTCACGAATATAAGCAAATTGTTTTTTGTTTCCCATTAATGTGGATTTATCGAGAGTTCTTGGCTCATCTTTGAATAGATATGTCAAATCGTCTCTAGAACATAAGTATATTTGAATACCGGGGAATGCTTCTTCAATATATGGCCTAAGAAGACGCAATTGGACAAGATATTCTTTACTATAACCAAAGTATGCAATGCAATAATTGTCTTTGATTTTTGCGTATTCTGGAAGAGGGATCATATGAACCACCAAGATGAAATAGGATCAACTGTGAATGCACTCCAAGAATTTGTCAAGGAGTTTGGTTCTCAGGATGAATATACTAAAATAGTAATGGAGATTCTACTTGAAGAGCTTTTTTCAAAAACAAAAGAGAAATAAAAATGGCCAACAAAAATACAGATGTTTATATTTATCTTGCCAAAAGAGATAAAAGTAGCGTCAAAATATTGTTTATTTGTAGAGGATTGCCCATTATCGCATCAAGACTGGAAGATGTTGATGCTCTCAGTCTTCCAGCTGAAATATCAGGAGAATTAAAACAAAAAATTTATGATGATAGAATCTATTGGGAACCATGGATTCAATCAGCTGATACGTTTGCTGATTTCAGGGCTGCTCTTAAAGTTCGCAGTTATAACAACATTCCTCTAAGTTCACAGCCCGAAATCTACAGTGTCACGGCACAAAGCAATGCAAATACAAAATCATTGCCTCAAAAAACAACAATGATTCGTAAAGGCACTTAGTCTTCTGATCTTTTCAAATGCATTCTGTGAATCATGAACGAACCACTGTCTACTGAAACATACATGTAATGGCCATTTTCTTCTGTGATTGTGCCACCATTTTTCTTAAAATCTTTGGAGACTTCCAATAATTCACCATCTTGAGTTTCAATCCTTGAAATTAATTTTTTCAGAGGAATCTTTGACTCTATTTTAAGACCAACCATATTGGATTTTCTAGCATCATGCTGATCTGACATCCATTTTTTGAAATCACTCAGATTGAATGGGCCAAAGGGATCGTCATTTGTGTAATTCCATTTATTCATATTTTTCACCACCTTGTTGAAAAAACGGAAGGATATCTTCCTCACTTATATATGGCGCATGCTTATATTCTTGACTGCTTGAATGATCAGCTAATTTTGTTTCATAATAAGGATGATTATTAAACCAATAAAAAAACCCATCAATAATTCCATGTGCTATTTGCTGCTGCGGATATTCATACAAACCATTATTTAATTTTATTGATCCTGCTCTTTCTCCGCTAAAACTATCATCACAACAAAACAATAATATTTTTTCTGCTCCAAAATGATAAGCTAAATTTATAGCCG